TTTTGGAGCAGTTGAAACAGCATTAGAAAACAAAGAAGACAAATCAAACAAAGTAACAGAACTAACAGACCAAAGTACAGATGTTGAATACCCTGGTGCAAAATGTGTATATGATGAGCTAGTTGTTAAACAAAGCGAAATAGACAACCTAGAGCAAGATGTAGAAGATTTAAGAGGAGCTTGTTTGTCAGTAGAAGGAACTGGAACAGATATAACATTAAATAATACAGCCAGTGCTAGATTATTAGATATAGAATTAAAAGGAAAAACAAGCCAAGAAACATTAACAGGTGCTAATTTAATGAAATATGATGAAAGAACAACATCATCTAGTGGAGTTAATTACAGTTGTGATTCTTTGGGCAATGTTGTAATGAATGGAACTGCATCTAATACTCAAGTTGGATTTGCTTATAATTTAGCAACTAATATGATATATTTGAATGCTGGAACTTACAAAATGAAGGTTATCGGAAAAAATTTTAATAATATTTTATTTAAAGATACAAGCGTTGAACCAACTCAATCAGCTCCAGCTATTCAATTAGATAGTAATAATGAAGCAATAATTACAATAGAGAATGACAATACGCCTTTTAAAATTACTTGTGCCGTACAAAATCAAACGGTTAATGCAGAATTTTATATTACATTAGCAAGTGGCTCTACTGCAACAACAGAAAGATATTGTGGACGGAATACCAGCACCAAATCCTCGGTTACGAATGTCCTATAAAAAATGTAACAGGAAATGCTAATGTTAAGATACAGAATAAGAATTTAGCTTGGAATGGTTGGGCAGAAGATTGTGTAAGTAGAATAGATAATCAATATGCTGCTAAAATTACTGTTAAAGATGATAGAAATTGTTTATCATTTACTGCTAATGCTGGTTTTGGAGATTATGCACATAAATATATATTTAAAACAGATTTTAAAGAAAATACACAATATACTTTTGCATTTGATATACTATCTACTACTTCAAATTTGAGCAATTTTAACATGACAATCTATTATACAGACGGAACTAATACACCAATAGTTAAAGTTCCTAATAATAATTGGAATAAGTTTGTTATAACATCTGCTCCAAATAAAACAATTAAATATGTTACATCTTATTACACAGATGGAACCAGATACCTAGATTTAGATACATTTATGGTACTAGAAGGAACTTATACAGCTCAAACAATTCCAGACTATGTCCCACATCAAGAGCAAAACTTACCATTTACTTTTGAAGAAGGTCAAAGAGGAATGCAAGGAACTACTTTAGAAGATGATGGAATACATAATGCAAAGAAACAAGTTATATTTGATGGTTCTAATGATGAACAATGGATTTTAAGTAGTTCTAGTGATGTTAGAACAGCTTTCAAGATTACTATTGCTAATATTGAAAGTTATACAACTAGTTCTATTGTACCAAACTTAGTTTCATCACATTTTATAGCTGTTGCAAACAACACAACTTGGAAACCTGGAATTATTACAAGAAGTGCTAGTGATGGAAGTCTAATTGTATGTATGCAACCTAATATTACAATAGAACAATTTAGAACGTGGTTGTCAAATAATCCAGTTACAGTTGAATACAAATTAGTTGATAGTGCTTTAGAAGATAATATAATCCCATACAACTCTACACAACAAGAACAATACAACGCAATAAAACAAGCAAGAAGCTATGATGATATAACTTATATAACAAGTACAAGTGATGAAGAAGGCTTTGATATGAAAGTAACAGCTATAGGAGATGCAAATAAAATAATGGATAATTTTGATACAAGGCTATTATCCTTAGAAAGTGAGGTGTAATTATGAGTATATTAGAGAGAAGAAGTGCTACAAGAGTAAAAGCACTAAAAAAATTAGTAGATAAAGGAGAATATCCAGTTGAATATGCAATTGGCAAACTAGATGATTTAAACGAAAAAGGCTTATTAACAGCCACAGATTATGAAGAAACATTTACATATTTTGAAGAACTTTTAAATGCTGAAGATACTGCAGAAGAAACTGCAGAGAATGCAGAGAACTCTGCAGAAAGTGAGGCAGATAATGGGAGATAAATTTGAAACCGAAGTATTGACAAGATTGGCAGTTATAGAGAGCAAATTAGATGATTACAAGGGAATAAAAGAAAAGGCGGAGAAGGCTTATAGCCTCTCTGCTGATAATAAAGAAGAAATAAAAGCTATTAAAGATAACAACAAATGGCTTTTTAGAACAACAATAGGAGCAGTAATAACAGGAATTGTAGGAATAGGCATAGCAATTTTTAACAAATAAGGAGCAAAGCCATGAACGATAATTTAAAAAGAATGTTAGAAAAAACACTAAAACAATATGCAGAAGGATTACTAAAAGATAATAGAAGCATTAAAATAAAACTAAAAGAATTAAATGATATAGATAATATAATGAAAATACTTAACAATTATACAGAACTAGAGCCACTACTTAAAAGCTTTTTTGAAGAAAAAGCAAAACAAGAAAAGTGGGGAAGGGGGAGTTAGTATGGAGAATTTATTTTCAAAACAATGGTGGAAATGTGCTGGAATAAGAGCGATAAAAACAATGGCACAAACTGCAGTTGCAATGATACCAGTAGGAACAAGTATAAATGAAGTAGGCTGGTTTGGAGTAATAGGTACATCACTTTTAGCTGGAATATTAAGCCTATTAACAAGTGTAGCTGGCTTGCCAGAGATGAAGGAGGAATAATCATGGACGAAATTCAAGAAGTAACAGATTTAGCTCAAGGAGATAATATAGGCGAAAAAAACGATTAGAAAGGAGCGAACTATGGAAGATAGGTTATTAACAATAAATCCATATTCTAGAAGTGGCGAAAAACAAGGTGCTATTCAAAACATAGTAGTACACTGGGTTGGAAATGCAAATACATCTGCAGTAGCAAATAGAAACTATTTTGAAAACCTAAAAGATACACATTCTACATATGCAAGTTCACATTATATTGTAGGTTTAGATGGCGAAGTAATAAGATGTATTCCAGATGATGAAGTTGCATTTCACGCTGGAAGTTACTCAATGAATAGAAAATCAATAGGAATAGAAACTTGCCACCCAGATTGGAATGGTCAATTTAACGAAAAAACATATAATAGTTTAGTTGAATTATGTGCTAGTTTATGTAAGCAATACGGAATAAGTATAAACAACGTAATAAGGCACTATGATGTAACAGGAAAATGTTGCCCTAAATACTATGTAGAACACCCAGTAGCGTGGCAACAATTTAAACAAGATGTTTATAATAAAATCAATGGTGGGGTAGAACCTGTTCCACCTACACCAGAGGGGAGTGATGAACCAGTGAGAACATATCAAAATGGAAGTACAAAGGAAAATGTATATAGTGACACAGCCTTAACAAAATATGTAGGTTATTTAAGCCCATATGAAGCTTGCGATTGTTTTGGAATATTTAATGGACGAGCTATGGTAAGATATAAAGTCGATGGTCAAGAAAATTACAAAATAGGTTTTTGCGAATGGACAGGTGGGGTAAAATAATAATAAAAATATAAGCTAGATTAGATTAAGTTCTAGTCTAGCTTTTTTTATTTTAATACCCAACAGATTTTGCTCCATATTCAGCTTGTTCATGTGTAAAACCTTCAAACTCTAGTTGCTCAATTAAACCTGTTCTTGAAAAAGATGAGTAGCTCATATAAGATTTTGCTTTTTTGGCACATTGTTCATTCCAATTAGCACCACAATTGTCTACAGCATAAACTGATTCTTCATTAGAAAAACCTTCAAATTCAAGTTGCTCTATTAAACTTTTATAAGAAAAAGAAGAATAACTTAAATAGCTATTAGCTTTTTTTAAAGCATTTTTTTCGCCTAATGTTGGTGCTTTTCCAAGTGAATAAACAATATTTACACTTCCACCTTCATATACAAAATCACCATTTTGAATACTTTGTCTAATAAAACCATTTTTTCCAATGGATTCTGAATATTCTTCGGTAAAAATACTTTTAATATTATTTGTCTTACACCATTCCTGTATTTCTTCCTTTGCCATAGTGCTAAAATCAATTATAGTTACTTTTTTTCTCTCAACCGATGTATTTGAAGTATTGTTAGTTTTGATAATATTATTTGAATATAAAGTATTCGTGTTATTTTTATAAGTATTTGTATAATTATCATTTTGTGAATTTGTAATAAAATAAGCTACTAAAAATCCTATTATTGCACAAACCATCACCATTATACATATTTTTGTTCCGTTATCCATTTTTTTCTTTTCCATAAAACCCCTTCTTTCTATTTAATTTTTTAAATTATTTACAGCAACTCTCACAGCTTCTACAACAAATGCAGTAAAACTACAATTAGTTCCCTTAATTAATTTTTCGACATCTTCAATAACATCATCTGGAAATCTTATAGATTTATGTGTTGATGTAGGTGGACTTGGAATTTTAAATGTTTCCATATTTTTTGCTCCTTTTTGTAAAATTTTGTTTCTTAATACAATTATATACAAAAAAATATATGTTGTATAGGTTACATTTTGAAGCACAGTTCGTAACACAACAACAAAATACCATAAAAACCAACAAAAAAAATGTCAAAATTAAATAATTTTATAAAATGTAAAAAAAAATATACAAAACCTTACTTTACTTTTAGAATAATATTTACATAATTTGACAAATGATAATTTATGTATTATAATATTGATTTACATAAAATAGAAAGGAGGGGAAAAATATGTCAGAAAATCCACAAATATTAAATGAATACTTGGATTACTTAACTGTTGTAAAAGCATTTTCAAAGACTTCAATTGAAACATATAACATAAATTTATTGCAATTTTTTGAATTTATAAAAGAATATTGTGATATAAATAAAGATGTAAAAGATTTTAATAAGTTTATATTATTACAAGTAAAAGAAAGTGATGTTAATGCTTATTTAGTTTATTGCAATTATGCTAAAGACAATAATCCATATACCAGAGAGAAAAAGATTATCGCTATAAGAGGTTTCTATAATTGGCTTCTAAATACGTTTAAAAATGATTATATTATTAACCCAACATCTAATATAGGCAGTATAAAAAAAGTTGTTAGATTGCCAAAATATTTGAATTTAGAACAGGCTAAACAAATACAAACAATCTTTACTACAGAAAATTCAAAAAATCCTTTTAGAAATAATGCTATAATATGTCTTTTTTTAAGTGCTGGATTAAGAGTTTCTGAATTAATTTCTATAAAAATAGAGGATATTAATTTTGAAAAAAAGTCAATAAACATTGTAGGAAAAGGGAATAAAGAAAGAATTGCATTTTTTAGTGAGTCTTGTGAAAAAAAGCTAAAGGAATATATTAATACTAGAAATATAAATAAAAATGATTATTTATTTGTAAGTTATAAAAATACGAAATTAGCAAGAAATACTATAAATGTAATATGTAAAAAAGCATATAAACTAATTGGAATTGAAGAAGATAAACATTTTTCACCACATACTTTAAGGCATACATCAGCTACGATAATGTACCAATATGTAAAACATGATACTTTACTACTAAAAGAGTTCTTAGGTCATTCAAGTATTGCAAGCACACAAATTTACACACATATTTACGATGAAAAAGTAAAAAATGCAGTTGAAAGTAATCCATTGAGTAATTTCAGAAAGGAGGGAATGTAGATGTTAGAGTTTGACACTAAATCAGCAAAAAAGAATAAAATTGAACTTTTAGATTGCCAAGTAGATTTAGTTTTAAGAAGTCTACAATTAGTTTCTTATATTTATCAATTTATTTATCCAAGAAGTAAAAAATCTTTAACAAACGAAGAAAATTTAAGAATTTCTTTAATTACAGATACATATGAACAAATTTTAAATCAGCATAAAAGTATTGATAATTCAACCAAAATTGAAACTCCAAAAAAATTTTTAAAAAAATTTGCATAAAAACGTTGACAATTTAAATTTATAATGATATATTGATTTTAGTCAAAAGAGATTTACCTTTATAGAGTATAGTTAATTTACATATAAGAGAGGGCATATAGAAATATATGCCAAAAAAGAAATATATAACATTGCACAAAATCAATCTTCTGTACAATTGATTTGTAAATTAATTTAATACAAAACTGTAAAGAAAAATCTCGAAAGGGATTTATTTTTTTACAGTTTTTTTGACTAGAAAGGAGAGAAATATGTTATCTGAAAATTTAACAAAATATAGAGAGCAAAGAGGATACAGCAAATTACATTTAGCAAGAGTTAGTGGTTTGTCAAGAATGAAAATTAAACAGATTGAATTTAATGAAAACGCAAATGTTACTATTACAACGCTTGAAAAACTTGCTAAAGCTTTAGGAGTAACAATACAAGATTTACTTAAATAGGAGGAAGATATGAAAATATTCAAAATACCAAAAGTTCCAACTTCATCTCACAAAAGTATAAGGTTTCCAGATGAATTAATAAAAGAAGTTGAGAAAGCAATTGAAAAAACTAATTGCACATTTACAGCTTTCGTAGTTGAAGCGGTAAAAGTAGCAGTAGAAAATTTAAAAGAAGGAGGCGAGGTTAATGAGAAAGAAAACGAAACAAAAGATTAGATTTGCTATATTTAGTTTAGCATTTCACATTGGAATAATAGCTTGGATAATGTCAGGAATAATGACAGCAACAACTTTAAATTAGAGAGGAGAAAAAATTATGTTTAGAAAAACAAAGGAATTACAAAGCTTAGTAAATGCAAGTAGAAAAAGTTTAGATAATGCAGAAAGAAAAATTGAAGATTATAATATTCTATTAAAAAATATGGAGGAACAAGCAAAAGTTCAATACGAAGAGAAAAAGCAATTGGAAAAAGAAATTGCAAATAAAAATGATTTAATCAGAAAAGTAAGATGGTTGTTAAGAATTAATAAATATAACAATGAGAATGCTATTTTAGACAAAATAAAAGAGTTAGTTACAGAACACCAATCCAACAACTAACTCTTTACACAAAACATATATAAATACATTCTCTTATTATATATCACAAAGAAATATATTTGTAAAGGAGAATTTTAAAAAATGAAAACAAAATTTGATGAATTAACAGAGAAATATGACGAATTAGATACTATTCGTATAGCATTAGATAAGTTATTACCACAATTAAAATCAGATGTTACAAAAATAATCAAAGAAGATTTACAAGAATTGAAGTTTGCAATAGAAGATGACATGAAAGAATTAGAAAAAGATATTTATAAAGCGGGCATTGAATCGGGAGATATAGACCCAGATGATGGTGCACCAACAATTGGGTTAGATGGGAGGATATGTTAATGATAAAAAGTTATGAAGAATTAAGAAAAATAGATGTTAGTAAATGGACAGAAAAAAGAGATGGAGCAGATTATTTAAACTGGGCTAAAGTAGTTGACTTATTACATGAAAATGGAGCAGAAAAAGTATATTTTGAACCTGTAGTGAATGAAACAACTGGAAGCAGTTTATTTATGACAAATACAGAATATACAGACGGCAAGGGAAATAAAAACAGAGTATATGAAACAGCAGTAAAAATTGTAATAGATAATTTAGAATTTATACAAAGAGGTCCTGTAATGAATGGAAGTAATCCAGTAAAGGATAACTCAATGTCTCAACAGAGATTATGGAATTGTCAAACTAGATTGTTTGTAAAAGGTGTGGCAATTAGGACAGGTTTAGGCTTTGATTTATGGCTAAAAGATGAAGAAAATGAAGAAAAAAACAACTGGGAAGATGATTTAAATAAACACAACATATTTAAGATTAAAGAGAGGTGTCAATTAATTTATACACAAAAAATGAAAGAAGGATTAACAACAAAAGAAATTGCAGGAAAACTTAATAGGACAGAAGATGAAGTAAAAGCATTATTTAGTTATTTTGATACTTTAAGTAATTTTGAAAGAGATTTAGCAAATATTGATACAAAGTCAAGATAGAAGTTACTTCATAGGTGCAAGTGACACAAGTTTTGTAGTAGGAAATTGGAAAACAAAAACTTTTGAAAATTGGTGGCTTGAAAAATTAGGATTAAATAAAAATACATTTTCATCTGAAGCTACAAAAGCTGGAAATAATTACGAGCATAAAATATTAGATAGCTTGGATATAGAAGGACTAGAAAAAGATAAACAAATAATTATTAACAGATTACGAGTTAATTTAGATGGAAATACAAAAGATTGCATCTATGAAGTTAAAACATATAATGCTGAAAAAGAATTTAAAGTATCAAAACAATATTGGAGACAAGCACAAGTTGAAATGTATGCAAGTGGAATACACAAATTATATATAGTTGCTTATGCCTTAAATAATGGTGATTATAACAATTATTTTAACGAAATAGACAAAGAAAGGTTACAACTAATACCAATAGAGTATGACGAAGAATTTATAAATAATGAATATTTGCCAAAACTAGATGTTTTGACACAATGCTTAGAGAAGGGAGAATTTCCAAAATGGTTGGAACACAAAATCAAATAATAACATATTTACTAGAACAAGATAGAACAAAAAAGTATGAACTAAAAGAATATAAAGAAAAAAGAGGTTTAAAAGCAAATGCTTATTGTTGGGTATTGTGTGACAAAATTGCAAAAGAATTATGCAAAGACGGACAAGTATTCACAAAAGAAGCAATATATCAAGATGCAATAAAACAAATAGGTACATTTGAGCCAATGATAGTAGAAGAAAAAGCATTTGAAAACTTTAAGAGAATATGGCATAGTCAAGGTTTAGGCTATTTAGTACAAGAAGTTACAAGAAAAGATAAGTACGTAAAAGTACATTGCTATTATGGTTCAAGTACCTATAATACGCAAGAAATGAGTTTATTAATACAACTATTAGTAGAACTAGCAAAAAGTTTAAATATAGAAACAAAGTCAGAGGCAGAAATAAAAAGTTTATTAGAAAGTTGGGGTAAAAATGAGCAAAAGAAGTAAAGCTTGTGATATTACACCAAAGGTAAAAGAAATAGTATGGAACAGAGATAAACAAAGATGTATATATTGTGGGAAATATGTTCCAAAAAGTTATGCAAATGCACATTTTGTTAAGAGAAGTCAGCGGAGGATTAGGCATAGAAGAAAATATTGTCACATTGTGTCCTAAATGCCATTACAACGAAGATTTTGGTCAAGACACTAAACTATACGAAGATTACATAGAAAACTATTTAAAAGGCATTTATGAAGCAAATTGGAATAAAGAAAATTTAATATATAAAAAATGGAGGAATTGAAAATGGAAAAAGAAAATATAAAAAAAGAAATTTTAATGGAGTTAATCGTTGATAAAATATACGAATGTTTAGGAGTTACATCCGAAGGCACGATTTATTTTGATAAATATGATATTGATGTAAAAGACGTTCAACATTTATTAAAAAAATTAGATGAAGAAAGATATAACGCATATTGCGAAATGCTTTTAAATAATAAAGAAAATTAACAACTATGGGCTAGGCGTAATAACTTAGCCATTTATTTTACAAAAGGAGAAACAGTTATGTCATATATAGATTTAATAAACGCTTTCGAGAGATGGCTCGAAACTAATTATTTGCCAAGTTCAGCACAATTATTATGGTATAAATTGATATACATATTTAATAAAGCTGGGTGGAGCGAATGGGTTACAGTAGATAACCGTCGATTGATGGCACTCTTAGATGTAAATCGTGAAGCCACATTTATATCCCATAGAGATAAATTGATAGAAGCTAGATTATTTGAATACCAAAAAGGAAGGAAAGGAAGTCCTAATAGATATAAAATTTGTACTTACAATTTTGAAAGTACAAATAGTAGTATAAAGCGTAGTATAAATAGTAGTATAAAGCGGAGTAAAAACCGTAGTTAATACCGTAGACATAAAAGACAAAGACAAAGACATTTATTTTAATTTAATTAATAAATATAAAACGCGTGCGCGCGAAGCAAATAACCTTAAAGAAAAAATTAGTGTAATTGGGGAATGCAAAAAAGACAACGATTACATTAATTTGCCTATGGAATTACAGGATAAGTTATTCTATGAGTTAATGGGCAAAGAAGAGAGGGATTTTTAAGTGAGGACAAAATATCCACCCCTAACAGGAAAATGTAAAACTTGTTTAGGTTGTGGTTTATTAGAGAACCCGTTTTTTACTGGAGTTAATGAATGTAAATATGCACCACAGCCTATACAAGAAATAAAACAGATTTTAGGAATACAGGAGAAAATAAAGTTATGAAATATAAGTTTGAAATAAACGAAAAAGCGATAGGAAAAGAAAGACCAAGAGTAAATACAATGACAGGCAGAATATATACACCAACAAAAACAAGCACATTTGAAGAAAAAGTAAAATGGGCATTTAAGAGTAAGTACAATGTTGCAACTGAATTAAGTACAAAACCATTTAAAGCGAAGATAACAGCTATATTTGAGCCTGCTAAAAGTTTAAGCAAAAAGAAAAAAGAGGAGCTATTATTCAAAGTTGATTATACTAAAAAACCCGATGTAGATAATATAGCAAAAATAATACTAGATAGCTTAAATGGACTAGCGTATAAAGATGACAGCCAAGTTTCTGCATTGTTAGTTTTAAAAGATTATGGAACAGAAAACAAGATAATAGTTGAATTGGAGGAAATATAAATGAGTTTATATAACACACTATTTGGCATGAATGAAGAAATGCCAGTATTACTAGGAATGATAGGAGTAAATACTGAATATTTTGATAGATTTAGAGATGTTGACCTAATTGAAGATGGAACAAAGATTAGAGTAATGACAAGATTAGGTGGAGGCAATAGAGAAGGTTATAAAGATACATGGGGAAAAATAAGAGACCATGTGTTATATATTACAGATTACGACGATAACTTTGATAATACTTATGCTTATATAGAATTTAAAATACCTGAAAAATTCAAAAGCACAGCTAAGAAAATGTTTAAAGGAGAACCTATTAGCTTTTCAGAGAGATTCAATAAAGAATTAGAAGAAATGAATAAACCTGGTACAGATGCATATAAAAGGGCTAAAAAAATAGCAGAAAAATTTGCAAATGCACTTAATGGCGATGACGAAGGAAATGTCCATATTATTAAATTGTAGAAGCAAATGTGCAAATATTGCACAGAAGGAGTAAATTATGAAAGATGAAATTAGAGTACGGAGAATATGTAAAATTTCAAAATGGATATATTGGAAAAGTTGAAAATATAAACGATTTTAGAGAACTTAGTATGAAATATGCAATAGATATACAAAAATATGATTTAGTATTTGTTGGAGAAGATTATATAGTAAAACACAGCAAAGAAATTATAGATTTAATCGAGAAAAATGACTATGTAAATGGAGTTAGAATTTTAGATATAACAGGAGATTATATACATACAGCAGAATGGGATTGTTGTAAAGAAAGATTACGAAAAAAATTACAATCCATTATCACAAAAGAACAAATAAAACAAATAGAATTTAGAATTGGAGATTAAACATGATAAACAATCCAAAAGAAATTATAGAAATTTTGAATAAATTAGATAAAATAACATTTGAACAATTAGATAAAGCTATTAAAGAAACAGATAAAGAATTTAGAATTAAGGAGTAAGTATGGAAAGATGTAAAAATTGTAAATATTTTAAAAGACATACTGGAAAAAATGATAATAAAAAATATGGAAAATGTAATTGTGAAAAATTTAATTATGGAGATGCACTTGATGACAAAGATAATCTAAATGACAACTTATTTTATATGGATTATGAATGGTATAATGCAGACATTGAAGTAGGAGAAAATTTTGGTTGTGTTCATTTTAAAAGGGAGGAGTAAAGCCTATGAATAATATAGAAGATATATCATCTTGTTTTAAATATAATTTTCAAGATAAGTTAATAGGATTGCAATTAATAAAAAGAGAAGAAACACCAGAAGCGATAAAGTATTTTAGTGAAAATTGTCACA